CGGAGGACGAGGACAGCTCGGAGGACGAGGACAGCTCGGAGGACGAGGACAGCTCGGAGGAAGTAGAGAACATGGAGAACTCGGAAAAGAATGTAACCGCGGCCCGCGTGCCGGGGTCTATCGTCACTGGCAGCGGCCATAGCGAAATTAGCTTTTCGCAAGCAGTAGAGGCTATCGCCGCTACCCGTATGGGCGTACAGTCCGCAGAAATGTCGGCGGCCCTGGCAGATATCACCCGTTCCGCTAACCCCGCGATTAGCGGCCCGGCGTGGCTAGGCGAAATGTGGGACGGCGCGGAATACACCCGCGAAATCGTGCCCACCATGACGAATAAGCCCCTTACGTCTATGCGGGGTATTGGTTGGCAGTGGGTACAGGGGCCAGAAGTTCAGGACTATGAGGGCGATAAGGCAGAAATCCCCACTAATGAGATTTCGACGGAGCCGGTAGAGGTTAAGGCGAAGCGGCTGGCAGTTGGTCATGATATTGACCGCGCATATTTCGATTTCAATGAAACCGAATTCCTACAGTCTTTCTTTATCGCGCGGGCGAATGACTATGCACTAAAGACAGACCAGAGGGCTACAGAGTTCCTGGTGGAGTCCGCTAATACGGGCACTACTATTGAGCAGGAGCCGGACCTATTGCACGCCGCCGCGCGTGGCCGTCTCACGATTAAGAAGCAGACGCGCGTGGAGCCTACCGCGTTTCTGGTGAACCCGGACGATATGTTCCAATTGTTTGATATCACGCAGTTGGATAACCCCGCGTATCTAGACCTGCTTGGCGTGGACCCCGCTAAGTTCAGGGTTAATGATGGAGTCCCGGCCGGGCGAATCATTGCCTATACTAAGCCCGCCACGACTTTCTTTGAGTTGCCGGGGTCCCCTATTCGCGTAGACGCGGAGCGAATCACACACGGCGGCATTGATTCCGCAATCTTTGGTTATTACGCAACTTTGCTGAATAATCAGAACGGTATCGTTTCTGTCCCTTTCGGTAGCTCGGGCGTTATCGCAGAGGGGTAATGAATGCTTACCGCGGAGGAATTGCAGAATTATCTACACCTGCAAGGGGACTATTCCCGGGAGCTAAACGAAGTTTTGCTTGCGGTGGTTTCCCTGGTGGAAAGCTATCACGGCGATGAAATGGAGTGGCCAGAGCATATTAGGCTAGGCGCTAAAATGTTGGCGGCCCGTGTTTATCGCCGTCGCAATTCCCCCGCGGGCGTGGAATCTATCGGAGAATTGGGGCCGGTCTACGTGCAGAGGAATGATCCCGATCTAGCACAATTGCTGAAAATCGGCCGCTACGCGGTCCCGAAAGTGGGGTAATTAATGGTTGTTGAAACGGCGGAAAAGCTAATTTCAGCACTCGGAGATATTGGCATACCGGCTAGTATTGACCCCCCGGCCCTAAATCCCCCGTGCGCATGGATAGCGGCCCGGAAATTGCGGGCCCGGAACCTTAACGGCGGATTTCAGATAGAATTCGATATTTACCTAATCGCCCGCGATACCGGGATACCGGAAAGCATTAGGGTGCTAGATTCCATGCTTTTCGATGTAGTGGGCATGTCAGATACGCACGATTTTGAGATTACGGACACTAGCCTAGGCGAGGCCGTAACGCTACCCGCGGGCGGCGGCCCGCTACCCGCCTATAGGGTTTCACTTATTGTTGACGAGGATTGCTAAGGAGAAGCAATTATGATTAAGGCGCAAAAGCTCGGGCCGGGTTCCCTTAAACTCGGAGAGACCGGCGGCGATCTAGACCTTTCGTGTCAGATGACAGAGGTGCGCATTACCTGGGATACCGATGAGGGCGACGCAATCAACGTTCTTTGCGGCGATACTATCCCCGGCGATGACACTTACACCGCTACCCTGGAGGGGACGGTTATTCAGGATTTCAGCGCGGGCGGGGTAATTGACTATTCCTGGTCCAATAAAGGGGCGGTAGTCCCGGTGGAATTCGTGCCCACTACTGGTAATGCGGAAGTTAAGGGCCGCGTGAAGATTACGCCTATTGATATGGGCGGCGAGGTCAATAAGAAAAATGATTCTGATCTTTCCTGGGTATTCGTAGGGGAGCCGGTTTTTACCCCGCTTTCCGATGAAACTAGCCTGGAGTAAAAGGGGCGAATCATGGGCTTTCAGGACGTTTCACTAAAGGTTGAGGGCGCTAGGCAACTTAGAAAAACTTTGCGTGAAGCGTCCGACGGGGCCGCGGACCTTAAGCCCGTACATAAAGCGGTTGGCGATATCGTGACTGGCCGGGGTAGTGGTATTGCCCCCCGCGGCGATACAGGGAATTTGGCTAACTCGGTACGTACCGGCGCTACCAAAACGGCCACTGTGGTCCGTGCGGGTAATAACCGAAAAACGGCTAGCGGCGTACCATACGCCGGGCCTATTCACTGGGGCTGGCCCGCGCGCAACATTAAGGCCCAACCTTTCCTAGCGGAAGCCGCTAAGGACACTGAAAATCAGTGGGTAAAACTGTACATGCAAAAGGTCGAAGAACTGTTAGACCAAATTAAAGGGGTGTAGTTACCTATGGCGCTTTTCGTCACTGTGACGTTAAAGGACCGGCCGGAGCCGGTCGAAGTTGAAATTACTAATCCCGATCGAATTCGATGGGACCTAACAGCGAATAAGCATAAGTGGCCGAAGTTTTCGGACGCGCCATTTATGGGAATGACGTTTCTAGCTTGGTCCGCAATGAAACGAAACGGGCACTACTCGGATTCATGGGAATCTTTCAGTGATACAGACTGTATCAATGTTGAGGACACTAGCCCCGATGAATCCGAAGAGGATTCAGAAGTGGGAAACGTGTAGACCCGGATAGTCGGCTTTATTGGTGCGTATGCCTAGCATATGCGTTTAAGATTCCCCCGCGGGAGCTTTACGACTATTCGGAGATTGAGTTAGAGACTATGGCCGCGGCACTCGCGGACATATCGGAGCAAGTAGAAAGCGCGGATTAATGGCGAATAAATCGGCTATTCTTTCAGTCCGTATTGTTTCGGATTCCAAGAAGGCCCAAAAGGGATTTAACGATACGGCTAATGCGGCCGATAAATTCGCCGGTAAGCTCAAAGGGGCGGTAGCCGGTGCACTCGCGGCTATTAGCGTCGCAGCAGTCACTAAAGAACTCTATGATCTTGGAAACGCTTTTAACGAAACGTGGAAAAATCTAAGAGTTGGGACCGGCGCGGCCGGTGAAGACTTTGAATCGCTAAAGAATTCAGTGCGTAGCGTGGCCGCGACTGTACCGGACATGAATAACGGCATTGAGGGTATCGGCTCAACCGTTGCTGATCTGAATACGCGACTAGGGCTAACCGGTCCGACACTAGAGACCGTAGCGGCTCAATTCGTGACACTCGGAAATCTCGGAGTAGACGCGGATATTAACGCCGTATCGGCGGCCCTAAACGGTTTTGGGGTAGAGGCTGAACAAATACCAGCCGCTATGGATGATCTATTTAGGGTCTCGCAAGCTACCGGACTCACTATCACGGAGCTAGCAAATTCCGCTACTAAGGCGGGGCCGGGGCTTAGGTCTTTCGGTTTTGATCTAGGCGATTCAGCGGCGCTAGTCGGTATGCTGGATAAGGCCGGTATTAACGCGGACGGGACCCTAAATAGGCTACAGCGCGCGCTATCACAATTCGCTAAAGAGGGACGCAATGCGCCGAAGGCGTTGCAGGAAACGATTTCCTCTATTGAGGATTTCATTTCTAAGGGCAATGAGGCCGGGGCGATTGATCTAGCGTCTAAGCTTTTCGGAACGCGGGGCGCGGCGCAATTTGTAGACGCGGTGAAAACGGGTACGTTCTCGGTGGAGGATTTCGCCGCCGCCGCCGGGGCCACGGAAGATACTATCCTTGGTCTAGGCGAGGAGACCGCGGCGCTACCCGAAAAATTCCAGCTACTTAAGCAAAATGTGGCGCTAGCCCTGGAGCCACTCGCAGGAATCATTTTTAACGCGCTTTCCGGTCCTATCGAAACGGCGGCTAGTGTAATTGGTGGCCTGGCCCCGGTTTTTCAGGCGCTCGGAGCTGCACTAGCGGCTAATATGGCGTGGCTAGGCCCTATCGTGGCCGCGGTATCCGCCGCGGCGGCAGTGTGGGCGGCCTGGAGCGGGGCTATTATGGTCTGGAATGGAATCACTAAGGCCGCCGCTATGGCGCAAGCACTGTTTAACGCGGTCCTGGCAGCTAACCCAATTATGCTTGCGGTTATGGCTATCGCGGCCCTGGCCGCCGGTCTAGTAGTTGCCTATAAAAAATCGGAGACGTTCAGAAACGCGATTCAGGCCGCGGGCCGTATCGGGCAGTCCGCTATTCAGTGGGTTATTTCTAAGGTTGGAAACCTCATTGGATTCATCGGCCGTCTAATCGGCCGCGCCGGTGGAATTGGTGGGGCTTTCCGGTCCGCAATGAATATTGCTAGCGGTGCTGTTAATCTGCTTATGTCGCCGCTACGCGGGCTTATTAATCTGATTTCTAGTGTGGTCAATTGGATTAGCCGAATTCGTTTTCCATCTCCCCCGGCGTGGATGTCTAAAATCATGGGGCACGCCCCGGCAGCGGACATTATGGGGATTCCTGGCGATAGCGTAATGAGGTTTATTGCGCCCCCGGCGGGCCTTATGGGCGCTTATGCCCCGGAAATTACCGCAGCTCGCAATAACCCGTTTTCTATAGATTCGTTCGGAAACGCTATCGGCCGCGGTAGTGGCCGTGTAAAGGTGGATAACTCGGTCCATATCACAGTGGACGGCAGCGGGGTAGTGGACCCGCGCGCAGTAGCAGAAAAGATTAGATCAGTGCTTAGGGAGGATTCCCGGACCCGCGGATTAGTCACTAGCGGGGCGAAGTCATGGGCGTAACAGTAAAACCGTCTATTAGCATTGCTGGGCGGCGCGTGGCGTGTACCGCGGAGGATATCGACCGCGCGCCGGTAGCTATTGAGGGATTCACGATTAAATGGGGCCGCGATGAATATGCAAGTAGTGATTCATCACCCGCTACCGTGGAAATTCAGATTTTGGATACTGTGGGGCATTGGGCGGACCGTATCAGGGACGGCCGGGCGCTAGGCGTGTCACTGGAAATTGAATGGACCGGCGAAATTACGCCGGGCGGCGGTAGTATCGGGCCGGTTACAATGTTCCGTGGCCGTATCCAAAAAGCCACGGCGCGTCCGCATTCCCTGGAAACGGCGGACGGGCGGGCGGCGTGGCATATAGTGCTAGTAGCCGCGGACCCTACCGCGAATTTCGGTAACAATATTATCCGGGATAAATGGCCCGCGGAAAGCATGAAAACTAGGCGCGAAAAGATTAGAAATATCGGACTCGCGGCCGGTTCAGATATCATGGAAGTGGAAATGTGGCCGGGGCATGAAAACGACTTAGCCTCACCACTGGACCTTTCAGGCACTAGCGGCCTGGCCCTTTTGGGCGATTTCTACCAGAGTATGAGTAATGAGGCATACGCCTATGACGCAGAAAAAAATGTAATCAGACAGTCAATTAGGCTTAGTCAAACGTACACCACAAAATTAGCGACGTTTGATGACAATTTGGGCGCGGTTATTCCCGTAGCTAGTGATATCTCATGGGGTGGAAACACATTCCCCGGTATCGGTCTAGGCGGTTGTCGGCTGGAGGGTGAACCCGAAATCACGGCGGACCCGTCAACCGATATTAACCGAATTGAGGTTTCATATAGCAATGCTGCAAATGAGTATGAAGATGAAACGGAAATTCTAGAGGAAATACAGCCCGGTAGCGTTAGGCGCACTCAAAGTTTTTCCACTTGGCTAGCTCAAAGAAACGCAGTTTTGCCGGTAGTGCGTAACACGCTAGAGCGCGCCCGCGAAGAGGGACGGCGGCCCCGCCACCCCGATTTCACAGTTAGCCCCGGTTTTGAATTCGTTTCAGAGCGCGTGGCGCGGTGGATATTGGCTACTCATGAGAGCATTAGACCCGCTTTCATTAGCGGTAATGCGGCGTTTCTGTGGCTACTCGGAGACGCGCCCGCCGGTTATTCGCCGGTAGTCGCGCCTATCGGCGGTGAAACGTCTTTTGACCCTATTAGCGGCTGGAGTGTCCTATTCTCGGTTCACTGGGTACACAATAAACAGCCGATTCAGGAAAACCCCGCAACCTGGAATGCGATTAAGCAAATCCGCGTTTCCTATGAGCAGCCAGACTACCCGTGGTGGTATCCACTAGTCGGGATTCAGCCACCCCCGCCGGTAGCAGTCGGAGAGCATACGCCAGAAAGAGATATTCTATGGGGCGATGGGCCGGGATATCATTTCGGTGAATCGGTAACCTGGGGAGACATGCAACATATTTCAGAATCAGGAACGCAAGTAGAGGATATTCTAGAATGACGAATTACACCCGTAATTATAAAATTCCGTACCCTACCGCCGGTGATCCGATTTATAAGGGGCATGAGCAGATGAAAGCGCTAGCCGAAACGGTAGATAGTACTATGGTCGGCGTTAGCGGCGTGGAGGGACCCCCTGGCCCGGCGGGGCCGCGTGGCGCGGCTGGCCCGGCTGGACCCCCTGGCCCGGCGGGCCCGCGTGGCGCGGACGGCGCGGACGGTACAGGCTTTACGCTACTCGGAGCAGTGCCTAGCTCGGAGGAGCTACCGGAATCCGCGGACCCCGGCGCGGCGTATCTGGTGGAGGATACCCGGCTAGTGTGGGTCTACTCGGGTGAACAGTGGGTAGAAGTGGGCGATATTCAGGGACCCCCTGGCCCGGCTGGCCCTACCGGCCCGGCGGGGCCGCGTGGCGCGGACGGCACGGACGGCGTGGACGGCGCGCGCGGCCCGGCTGGCCCTACCGGCCCGGCGGGGCCGCGTGGACCGGCGGGACCGGCTGGAGAGGATACCCCGGTCCCGAATTGGAGAACTACTGGTCTTA